GTGGAACGGCTGCTTAAAAAATCGACAGGCATTGAATCCTTCTTGCTGTAATTGCAACGACGGCAGCAAGCGACCAAGTTGTCGTCATGGTCTGTGCCTTGCTTAGCCACGGGAACGACATGATCCACGGTGTCAGCTTCCAATCCACACCAAAAGCAACTAAAACCATCGCGTTGAAGTATGCGTTGCCTAATCTTCTTCCAATGTGTTGAGTTTGCATCACGCTGCGATCTGATAGTCATTTAATACCACCCAAACTTCTTTTGATGTGCCAATGCACCATCACATATTCTGCCATGATAACGCTTTGTTATATATCTTAAAGTCAAATCAATTTGCTTTCGTGGGCTTTGCTTGCCATACCAATCAGATCGCATTTGCCCTAGACCTGTGTGTGATCCATTCCTTACCCAATATCTCCAAGAGCTCTCTCGATGTATCAATTCAACAAAGCATTCAAATTCATTCCATTGATCAATTTGATTGTGTGCATATAGCTTCAAGTTCATTGAATCATTAATCCAATGAACTTGATTTGCATTTGTTGTCTGATATGTAGTTCCCACAGCAAGAGCCGTCAAGGCAAAGAGCTTCCCCAAACACTTTGCCCGCCGCTGCGAGCTCACCCGCGTCGCGGCTCGCTGCGAGCGTGCAGAGTGTAATTGATTGTCAAGTGTCGTCAAATCTCCACGCTCATTCATCGGCGTGTTGCACAGGTTGTGCATCGGTTGTGGATAACTTGATGTCGAACATTTCGACATATGATTCAGGCAGATAAGACATTGCCCTTCGCAAGTAAAGGATCGCTTGCAGGGCTGTTGCCGCTTCAGCTGTAAATGTCATCTCAATTGTGTGTTTGCGTTTCATCGCTTAGCTCCTCTACATTTTCCAGCTGCTCAACGCCAAACGCGCTGCAACCTGAACATTGAACAAATACCTTGTCAGGCGGCAATCTGTCTGACAAATCATTGAAGCTGAGATGCACTTTGTGCGCCTTACAGATTCGACACTTTGCCCGATACAGCTTCGCCATATTTGCTCCGATACAGGTTTTCGATAGGTTGAAGGTTTTGTTGCCCGATCCACCAAGTCGGCTGTTTGTGGTGTTTGTAGCGATCTCGCTTAGCAATGCTGACAGGTATCCAGCCCGCGATTCTGTATTTTGGGCTTTTGCCTACCACCAACACAGCAACATCGTGATTGCGATCTGATTCATAGATAATCAGTGATCCGCCGTCGTAGTGTGTCCATTTGACTTCAATTGCAGCTCCGACATCGGCTGTTAGCTTGAATCGGCTCATTGCAGGATCAAAGCCAATCATTCCGAAATACTTTGCCACAGCTATTTCAGCCCCGATGCTTTCGGTCACCTGTGCCACATATTCAGGAAATGACAGCTCTTTGTCATAGCGGCTGGAATGATTAGGCTTTAGTTCAAGCTCTTTGATTCGGCTAAGTGCCACTTCGGCTGCTCTGATCTGTTGCGCGTAATCAAGCACAATTTTCATTTTGCTGCCCTTTCCTTTTCGCTCAACATATCATCGGGAACAGGCTCTTTTTCAATCTTAGGATCAAGGTTTAACCCGCGCTCATTGAGATAATCGGCATAGTCTTCAGGCGATAGCCAATCATCACCGTCAGGCGTTTGCTTCCACCATATGATCGGGCATTGCTTGGCTCGATTCTTTTCCGAGCACGCCCAACCAAGATAAGGCTTGCCCGACTTCTCCGATGTGCCAACGCGCTTCAAACGATGCCCATGCTGGCATTTCGGCGGCTCTGACATCAGCTTCGCTCCAAGCACCTGTTTTAGCTCGCCTATTGATTCGGCAGCTGTTTTGACATTCGCGGGTTTGTAATGATCCACGGGCTCGGCTTGGAGCTTTTCTGCCTTTTCCATATCCTGCCGCGTAGGTCGAGCGTTTGACGGCGTAAGCGCACCAATCGCCCGACCATAGGCTGAAGTCACCGCGTTTTCGACCCAAAAATCGCGATTGACGCCATGCGTTGCCCGATGCTCAAAAGCGTAGTCAATAGCAGCGGGCAATTCGTTAGGATCATCGGTGCGAAACGCTAGAGCGCGCACCAAAATTCGACCATTCTCAAAGTCGATGTGATCAATGTGGGCTTCAATCCTGCCCATCGGAAATTCAGCCCTAAATCTAGTGATTCGAGCATTGACATCTTCATAGTTGCTGAGATCAAACGCCATCATTTAACCTGCCGTGTGATTGCTCTGCCTTTGTAGAATCCTTGCGTGTAGCCAACTTGCTTGCCGCTGTTGAACCCTTTTGCATAACCGATCAGCAATGCCATAAAAAGCCCGCCGATCATAAAAACGACCGAAATGGTCGTGTTCAAGAATGTTGCAATTGTTTCCATTTTTGCTCCCGTTGCTTCAGCTTCATTCGAGCTGCCAGCACTTACAGAATGACATCAATCGCCGACAATTTCAAACACTTGGCTTAGACTTCGGCGTGTCATCATCTTTTTTTCGTGATTTCAATCCGTTGCCTGCCAAGACACCGCCAAGCGATCCCGTCAAGAAAATTGCCAGCGTTTTCAGCAAATCGATAAAAGCTGCATCGTTTGGAGCTTGCGCGCCGATGGGCTGAGTGACAAAGATTAGGGCATAGACCGTGCCTACCGTGACGCAAAAAAATGTCAGCGCAAGCGTTGCCCCAATTAAGAAAATGAGCCGCGCGTGTATATCTTCAGGGCTCAATTTTTGCTTTGTCGATTTCTGATTGAGTAATTGTTGAACCCAAAATGTCCGCCGTGCAAGTTCCCGTGATTTTGCATTCGGGTGCTTGACATTCATTCAATTTCCAATTTTCGAATTCTTGGCAAGGGTATCGAATCCAACCGTCATAACCGCATGATGTCAGGGCGAGCGAAAGGGTAAGCGCGCCCAGACACCACGCGATCAGCTTATTTGCTGATCCCGAAAGCGGCATCGTTGGGATTTGCCCACCGCATTAACACGGGCGCAAGAGCAGCGATGCCAGCCAAACCAAGTGTTTTCAGGTCGGTTGTGCCTGTTGCGAGATAGACAGCAAGCGATCCCGCAATGAAGCTACGCGACCAGCTCGCTAGTAGTGCTTTGATTTTTTCCATTTTTCTTTTTCGCTTTCTTCGGCTTTGTAGGTGTAGCCGAATCGGGAGCTTCAACGATTGGAAAATCGCCGTCAAACGGTGTGAATTTTGGAATGCCGAAACCGACGACAGGCGAACCCTTGCCGATTGCGCGCTCCTTGATCATCACCATTCCGCCATTGCGTTGATCTCCCGTGCCTGATGTGTTGCCTTCGACGCATATGACAGAATCTTTTTTCACATCAACGACGATGCCAATGTGCGAAATGCGATCAACGCCGTCGTGTGGGAAATCCATAAAAGCCAAATAACCTTTTTGTGGTGTTTCGCTCCATCGATTCTGATCCTTAAACTTTTGTGCTCCCGCTGCCGTGCTCACAACCGATGGAATCTTGATGCCGATTTTTGTTGCACACCACATGACAAAACTTCCACACCAAGGCAATCCATCTGCCATCGTGTGTTTGCCATACTTGGTCAAATTAACAGGTTCTTCAACATAGCCGATTTCGCCCAATGCAACTTGGCAAAATCTTTGAGCTGTGCCGTCAGGAAATGTCGTCATAATCTATAAAGATTGTTCTAAAGGCCTAGGGCTTTTAAGTCATTAGCATCAAGACCAAGTGCTGCCAGTTTAGACTCAGCTGCCGCTTTTTTAGCTGCTGCATCTGCAAATTGTTGCATTTTTAACTCTGATTCCAATTCGTCTTTTTTGCGTTGCTCTACTTCCTTATCGGTCATATCGCGGATAATATATTCATCAGTTTCAATATTGTGTTCTGCAACTATGATTGGTTCATTCATTTTAGTTCTCTCCATAAAGTAGGGCGACGCCGCCATTCCAAGTTCCAGTTCCAGTATTTAAGGAAATAGAAGTAATTGCAGAAGTTCCAATATATAAAGCTGATTCAGTAGCGCCAGCATTATTAGCGGTGGCAGCATCAAAAATAGTTGTGAAAGTGCTATCGATGATTTTGCCTGTGCTAGTAGTGGCGTAGTTTGGAATTTGAATCCAAGCTACTGCGCGATAGGCGATATTTGTTGAAAATGTAGGAACTGTCCAATGATTTAAAGCAAAAGAAGTAGCAAAAGCATATTGCTGACCTAACGCGCCAATCCTTACATAATTGCTTGCAGTATCACTATTGACTCGTAAAAAAATGCTGCCGGTATCTGCAGAAGGATAAAATCCTGACCATAATACATAAAGGTTTTTATAAGTTGTTGGAATACTTGAAATAGTTAGAGCTGCTGATCCTGAAGTATAATTAGTAGTGCTAATTAAAGTTAATCCACCGCCAACGGCAGGTGTAGCCCACTCAGGGGCAGTTGCACCGCCATTAACTGTAAGAACCTGACCAGCGGTTCCAATAGCTAACGAAGTATTCACATTAGAAGTCGCAGAACGATAAGCAATTGCGCCAGCGGTTGTTTGCGGATTAAGATTCTTTGTCGTTGTATCGATTGAATTGCCAAGTGTCCTAATGGCTGCCGCGCCATCTTTCACTAGGTCTGTGTCTGCGGGCGTCGCCCAGCTATAGTTCGTTGTATTTGGCATAGGTCTCCTTACGCGACGATTGTCGCCTGTTCCCAGATAAGTGTAGGCGATAAAGTGTTCCAGCGTTCTGTGACAGGCACAGAATTCCAACGAAATGCCTGCAAGCTGAATGCCAGCGGCGAAACGGTCATGGTCAATTTTATGTCGCTGACGGTCGCTTGGAATGTCCAGCCTTCGACAAAACCCTGAAATTCGCCATTGCTCATGTTGGCGGGCAGGTTTTGCAGGTTGATTGGCATTCCCATAAATATGCCCAAAAGCGATGTCCGATCAATTTCGTCAATTTCAGGGTTGCCAAGCGCAAAAGTGACGCTATCGAAAACGGCTTGCGGATAGGCTCGAAGCTCTAAATAAAACGCGGCTTGGCTTGTCGCGTCAGCCTGATTTTTCAAAGTCGTGCGAATAGTTTGTGCAAGCTCACCATAAGTGGCAATTGATGCCACATCGCTGTCGCTGACTTCCGAATTGCCGCTTGCCGTATATTGCAGCGTGATGCTGTTGCGCACATCGCCCGATCGCTTTTTAGTCGTGATATTGCCAGCAAGCGCGTGTTCGGCATCGAGATCAACATAACCGTTGGCTGAGAAGTATTCTGTCCGATGCGTGCTGTCAGCGTAGTTAATTAAGCCGTTTGGGCTTTCGTATAGGTAGCCAAGACCCGATTGAGCTAGAGCAGCCGCCACCGAATAAACATCGGCATCAAGGCTGTTTTGACCGTCGAGCGTGTAATCGCCCACATCGATTTCGCCATAACCATTGTTCTCCGCGTCTTGCCATTGCGTTGTCGCGTCATAGGCTGACCAAGTTTCGGCGGCAGGCACAGAATTCCAATTGGCAAAAAGCACGCCTTCAAGCACATCTCTAATTTGCTCGCCGTCTGTGCCTTGCGTGATGTTGCCGATGAAAACGGCTTTTGGCAATCTTGCCAAAGCGCCAAGAGCTGTGATGCTGATTGTTTGGCTGATTCCGATCCCGCCTGCCGATGACACATTGACATTCATGTCGGTGATGTTGCCACCAAATAAAACAACATAAGCTCCGGCGTCGTTTTTGACTTCAATTGTCACGCCGTCATTGATGTCAAAAGTGATTGGGCTGACATTTGTGTTGATGACCTGAACTCGGCAATATCCTGCCACGGGTTGCTGATAGATGTTTGTTCGACCCGATGAGATTGTCAGATTTGAAAGCGTTAGATTTGTGTATTCAACGCCCTGAATCTTGATGCGCCAATCAGGTGTCCAAACGCTCACGATGCAATCGACCCTGCGAATCCACTTGCGCCAAGCGTGCCGCGAGCCTGTGAATCATTTAAAATGGTCACAATTTGCCGAGCCGTGCTTTCAGCATCAACCGCGCCATTGACGGTCAAATTTATGACACTTCGATTGCCTTCTTCTCCAGCTCTAAAACGGGCAGGATCAAAAGATGGAGCAACAGGCATTCGAATTTGACCGCCTGTTTCTTCAAAGAATCGAACACCGCCAACATCGCCAATGCCACCAATTTGACCAAGAAAACTATTCGCCCAAGCGTCGCCGATTTCTTTTGTGTTTTTTTCTGTCAGCTCAACTTTTGCAGGTGTTGAATTTGTGCCAATAACATTTCCGCCAGCTGTGACGCCGCCGCCTGTAATGCCGCCACCCGTCACGCCACCGCCTGTGACGCCACCACCCGTGACACCACCACCCGTCACGCCACCGCCTGTGACGCCACCACCCGTGACACCACCACCCGTGACACCACCACCAATGACCACACCCGATGGCAAACTTGCTGCACCGACAACATTTGATCCCGAAACACCACCTGCACCAATTTTTGAAATGTTTGCAATGTCTTTGCCACCAAAAAGATTGTTTGCTTTGTTGTATAAATTGATCGCCGTGTTGATGACGCTGATGATTCCGTTGATAACACTTTTTACGGTATTTAAAACAGCTTCAATGACAGGCACAACCACTTTGATGGCAATTGATGCCTGCGTGGCAAAAGTTTCAATTTGTTTGACTAAAACCGTTTTAAAAATTGGAACAAGGTATTGATCAACAAATTGCCAAATTTCTTTAAAAATTGTCAAAATGTCATCAAAGCGCGGCTTTTGTTCTTTAAATGCGTCAGACACTTTGACAAAAGCATTGCGCACCGCGTCAAAAATAGGTTCAACAAAGTCGCGAATATAATTAACAATGGATTCAAAGCGACCTAAAATTCCTTCGCCTGATCCGCTTAAAGCATCGGAAAACTTTTGAAACACAGGCAAGACCATTTCTGTGATAAATTCAAGCAATTTCTCAACAATAGGCAAAAGAGCCTGACCGATTGATTCTTTTGTTTCATCAAAAGCAACTTTGACGCGATCAATGCGACCTTGAAATGTGTCAGCATTTGTTGCAGCTGCACCACCATACAAATCGGTCAGCTGTTGAACCGCTCCCGTATAGCCTAAAGTTTTTGCTTCGGCTGTGGAAATTCCCGCGTTTAATTTGACTAGGGCTGTTGTGTTCCCTTCATATGCTTTGCCAAGTGCATTGCTGACACTTTCAAGCGGCTTGCCTGTTGCCGCGCTTATGTCTAAAGCAAGATTGAGAAGTTTTTGAGCTTCTTCCGTGTCGCCTGTTGCAACAGCTAGACG